GACTGGGTCGAGATCGGCGGCGAGCTCAAGCGTCTGATCGCCGACCTCGAGAGCAACGCATCGGGACAGGGCTACCTCATCTTCGAGCCGCAGCTGCGCGCCAGCCCCGCCGACAACTCGCCGGTCATCTTCCGCTCGCCGATGGGCCGCTTCCTGCTGTCGGACGAATCCATCTCGTGGGGCGTGCGCCCCGGCCTGATCGGTGACATCGAGCTCAACCTCGTCGAGGACATCGCGTGACACGGATCGTGTCGCCCGACTATGCGCTGGAGGCTGAGAAGGCCTCCATCACGATGGTCTGCATGGTCGAGGTCGGCTACGATTCGGGCACGGTCCGCGTGCACGACGGCATCGGCAGCATCACCATCAGCGAGCTGCTGCTCACCGAGGCCGGCGAGCCGCTCGACGCCGAGAACGGCGACAACCTCACGACCGAGAACGCCGCGCAGACCTTCCTCGGCATCGGCGACTTCGGCGGCATCGAGTCCGTCGAGGAGAACATCGAGGTCGTGGCGCGTCAGGTCACCCTCACCTGCAGCGGCCTTGACAGCACTTGGGTGACGCCCGCGCTGTCCGAGGACTACCAGAACCGCACGGTGACGGTGTACCTCGGCTTCTTCAGCCCTGACACCGGCGCGCTCATCGGCTCGCCCGAGGTTATCTGGGAGGGTCGCATCAACCAGCAGACCATCACCCTGGCGAAGGGCGAGGCGACGCTGTCCATGACTTGCGAGCATCGTCTGCGCCGCGAGCCGCGCATCGCGCGGTACACCAACGCCGACCAACAGATCATCCACCCGGGCGACCGATTCTTCGACCTGACGCACACCATCGAGGGCTTCGTGAACCGATGGGGTTCGCGCGACATCGGCTTCTCGGGCGGTGGTGCGCCGGGCACGTCGCCGGGCACGGGTGAACCGGGCAGCAGGATGCGGAGAGACTGATGCGCCGAGAAGACTGGCACGACAAGATGTGGCTCGCCATCGAGCAGCACCGCGAGGTGCCCTTCGACTGGGCAACCGACAACTGCTGCACCTTCGCCGCGCGCGTCTGGGACGCCATGACCGACGGCGACACGGTCACGCAGGTCGCCGCCTGCCACCCTGACGAGATCGGCGCGCTGCGCCACATCCGCGACTGCGGCGGCCTCGGCCCCGCCCTCGAGCGCATCTACGGCCCGCCCGTCCCCGGTCGCGCCCAGCGTGGCGACCTCGTGCTCATCGACACCGACAACGGCCCCGCCGCTGGCATCTGGGTCGGCAGCACCGCCCTCGTCCGCGGCCCGGTCGGCCTCGTCACCTACCCCCGTTCCGCCATGCTCGCGCGCTGGGTGCCCTGATGCCTGCTGCAATTCCAACAGCCGTCGCAGCGCTTGGCACCAAGGCCGTCGCTGCCGCTGCCGCCAAGGCTGCCTTCTGGGCTGCGGTCAAGAAAGTCGCCGTGAGCGCGCTCATCAATATCGCGCTGGCCAAGGCCGCGCAAATGCTAATCGGCAAGCCGAGAGTCCCTCGCCCGACGCAGGATGTCGAGTATTCGGGCACCGTCGAGGCCCGGCGCATCGTCTACGGCGAGATGCTCTGCGGCGGCATGAACGCCATCCCGCCGATGACTTCGGGCTCGAACAGCGACTACCTGCATCAGGTCATCGTCATCGCCGGCCACGAGTGCAACAGCCTCGGCGCGGTCTACTTCAACCGCGAGCAGGTCGGCACCATCACGGCGATCACCGGCAGCGCGGACGACGGCAAAATCACGAGCGGACGCTATGCGAACAAGGCGTGGGTCCGCCGCTACGTCGGCACCGAATCGCAGACGGTCGACTACAAGCTCGCCACGGCCTTCCCCTCGCAATGGACCGCCTCGCACCGTGGCCGCGGCGTCGCCTACATCGCAGCGACCTACGAGTTCAACGAGGAGACCTATCGGCAAGGCAAGCCCGAGGTCACCTGCCTCGTGCAGGGCAAGAAGGTGTATGATCCGCGTCTCGATGGCACCCGTGCCGGCGGCAGCGGCTCGCACCGCGTCGACGACTCGACGACGTGGGCCTACTCGACCAATCCCGCCCTCTGCCTCGCGGACTACCTGATCGACGCCCGCCTCGGCCTTGGCGAGGACGCCGCGCGCATCGACTACGACCTTGTGGCCGATGCGGCGGACGTTTGCGATGAGTTCGTCACCGTCCCGGGCGGCAGCCAGCGCCGCTACACCTGCAACGTCGTCCTCAATGCGACGGACCGCTTCGAGGACAACATCGAGGTGCTCGCTCAGGCGATGGCCGGCGTGTGCTACTACTCGGGCGGCAAGTGGCGGATGTTCCCCGGCGCGTGGCAGACCCCGAGCTTCTCGCTCGGCGTCGACTCGCTGGTCGAGGGCGGCATCCGGCTCGTTACCGCCCTGCCTTACGAGCGGCGGCACAACAGCGTCCGCGGCACCTTCATCGACCCGACGAAGAACTGGCAGAAGGTCGAGTTCCGCGCAGTCGTCAACAGCACGTATGTCGCCAACGATGGCGAGCAGACTTGGCTCGATGCAGACTTTGCCGCGACGACCAACGAGTACGAGGCGCAGCGGCACGCCATCCTGCTCAACCGCCGCAGCCGCCTGCGCCAGTCGGCCACCCTGCGCTGCAACATGGGCGCCTATGGCATCCGCCCCTTCGAGACCGGCACCGTGACCATCCCGGAGCTCGGCTGGTCGGCGAAGACCGTCCGCTGCGAGGGCTGGAACTTCGACCCGTCCGGCTTCGTCGAGATCGTCATCCGCGAAGAGGCCTCGACGGACTGGAACGACCCGCTGACCAGCGACTACCTCACGCCGGGGTCTATCACGGCACCGACCCCGTCTAGCTACGTGCCGCAGCCGCCGACCGGACTCAGCATCACCGGGCTGCAGAACGCGATCTACCTCCTCTGGACAGCGCCGGCGGGGCTGCCCAACGACGCCCAGTATGAGGTCTACGAGCACACCTCGGCGACGCCTTTCTCGAGCGCGACCCGGATCTGGACCGGCGCGGCCACCGCCGCCATCATCGCCAAGTCCGACACGACCGTGCGTTATTACTGGGTGCGCGTAAAGATGCCGTCCGGCGGCGTGTCGACGACCGAGCCGCCGAGCGCAGGCTTGGCAGGCTCGTCGAACAGCATCTCGAGCGTGCTCGGCGCATCCGCATCGCCGTCGGTCATCCAGAAAACCGACACCGGCGCTTCGATAACGACCGTCTCGACCACCGTCACGGCCACCGGCGGGACGGCCCCCTACACCTATTCCTGGTCGCGCATCTCCGGCTCGACCTCCATCAGCGCCAACTCGGCTAGCTCGGCCACCACAACCTTCACCGGCTCGTCGCTCGCCTCGGGCACGACCTACGATGCGGTGTTCCGCTGCACCGTCACCGACAACGTCGCAGCCACCAAAACGGTCGACGTCTCCGTCAGCATCACCCGCCAGTCGATGTCGGCATCGGCTTCTCCGACGACGATTTACAAGTCCGGTCCAGGAGCCGATCAGACCACCGCGTCGACGACAGTCACGGTCAGCGGAGGCGTGAGCCCGTATACCTATGCCTGGACGTTGGTCAGCGGCGACACGCTCACCGTCAACAGCCCCACCGCGGCGACCACGACCTTTACCAAGACTGGACTTCCGCCCTTCGGCGGCGTCGAGGCGACGTACCGCTGCACCGTCACTGACTCGACTGGTGGAACGCCGCTCACCGCGACAGCGGACGTCTTCGTTACCATAGAACGCACTTAGCACCAGGAGAGCTCCCGTGGCAGAACTCGAGCACCGCTCGTCTTCAGAGACGACCCAAGACCGCCGCATCCGCGAGCTCGAGCTGAAGTTCGCCACGCACGAGGCCGTCTGCGCCGAGCGGTACAAGGGCATCCGCGAGGATCTGACGAGCTTTCAGAAGATCATCGCCAAGGTCGGCTACGGCTTGATGGCCGGCATGGCCGCCATCCTCGTGAAGCTGGTCTTCTTCCCGTGACCGCCCCCGTCTGGTTGACCCGCGCGCGGGGCTACCTCGGCGTCCGGGAGACGCCCGGCAAGGCCACGACGCCCGTCATCGCCCGCTGGCTGTGTGAGCTCAAGGCGTGGTGGAACGACGACGACACGCCCTGGTGCGGCGTCTTCGTGGCGGCCGTCATGCGCAACGAGGGCTTCAGACCGCCCCCGCATTGGTACCGCGCGCGGGCGTGGCTCGCCTTCGGCACCCCCATCGCCGAGCCCGTCGTCGGCTGCATCGCGGTCTTCGCGCGCGGCGGGGCGGGCCATGTCGGCTTCGTCGCCGGCCTTGACGAGCGCGGGCGGCTGATGGTCGTCGGCGGCAACCAGGGCAACGCCGTCACCGTCGCGCCCTTTGACCGCGCCCGCGTCCTGGGCTACCGTTGGCCCTCGACCGTGCCTTTCCCGGCCCCCGGCCTGCCGCTGG